TTATCGACCTGTTCTATTCCTTGAAATCTCCTTACCGCAAAAAGGCTGTGTTCGTGATGAACGACTCCACGGTTAAGGCGATTCGTAAGCTGAAGGACGGACAGGGGCAATATCTGTGGCAGCCTTCTTTGACCGCAGGTACCCCCGATACCATCCTAAACCGTCCCGTCTACACTTCGGCATATGTACCGACAATTGAAGCCGGTGCGAAGACCATCGCTTTCGGCGATTTTAAGTATTACTGGATCGCTGATAGACAGGGGCGCTCCTTCAAACGCTTGAACGAGCTTTTCGCTACTACAGGTCAGGTGGGCTTTATGGCCACTCAGCGTGTGGACGGCAAACTGATTCTGCCGGAGGCCATCAAGGTTCTCCAGCAAAAAGCGTAACGGAGGTGCGACATGGGTTACAACACAAAAAACTACACCGAACAAGGCGGTGAAAAAATCGTTATCGGCGGAACGTTGGAAATAAAGGAAGGAGCCTCGGTAACGGGGCTCTCCGCCAACCCGCTTCTCGTGTCAACTGAGGAAACTCTCGGCGGAGTAAAAGCCGCTGCCACCGGTGAGGACGATACCGTCGAAGTTAAAATAGGTGAAGACAGCAAGCTATATGCCCCGGCATATCCTGCCGATGCTACAGATACAGTCTCTGGGCTTGTGAAAATGGCTGCGAATCAAGCTGACAGCATTGCTGAGGATACAGCCGCACTTGTCACGGATTTCAATGCACTACTCACAAAGCTAAAGGCAGCCGGACTAATGGCAGCAGACGAAGAATGACCGGAAGGAGGCGGACGGCATGACAACCGATAATCTTCTCCCCAAAGTAAAAGCGAACCTAATCCTGGCGCATGACGCAGATGATGGACTTCTGCTCCATTACATCAAAGCCGCCGTCTCCTACGCAGAGAGTTACCAGCATGTCACTGAGGGGTATTACACCGAAAACACTATGCCACCCACTACGGAACAGGCAGTAATCATGCTGGCGAGCCATTTCTATGAAAGCAGAGATGGCTCGACGGCTGGTTTCTTTGCCGATAGCGTGCAGGCAGGTCAACAGGTTTGGAACACGGTGAACCTACTTCTGCGGCTTGACCGGGATTGGAAGGTGTAGCTTATGAGCTTTGGAAAGATGAATACCTTTATAGACATTATCGAGAAAGTAACCATTAAGGACTCGGAGGGCTTCAGCACCGAGATTGACAATATTGTTGCTACCATCAGAGCGTATCGCGAAGGTCGGCACGGCACCGAAATGTGGGCGAACAGAGCCACATTTTCGGAAGCCACCGACCTTTTCCGTTTTCGCTGTATCCCCGGTGCCACTGTTACGACTTCAATGCTTATTGCGTGTGAAAACGGACGATTTGAGATTACCTCAGTGGAGGATGTCAAAGGCCGTGGAATGTACATTGAAGTACTCGCCAAGGAGGTGAAGCCCAGTGGCTAAAGTGGCTATGAAGATGCCGGAGGATTTCCTTCTGAAGGTTTCACGGTTGAACGATAAAACGGATGAAATAATCCCTCGTGTACTTAAGGCCGGCGGTGAGATTGTGCTTGATAAGGTAAAATCTAATCTGGGTTCAGCTGTTGGTCGTGACACAAAGTATCCTTCGCGTTCAACAGGTCAGCTTGCAGCGGCATTAGGTCTTTCACCCGCCCTGCAAGATAGGTATGGTAACCACAACGTTAAGATTGGTTTTTCTGAGCTGCGTCGTGACGGTAACAGTAATGCAAAGATAGCCAATATCATCGAATATGGGAAATCAGGTCAACCGGCAAAGCCATTCTTAAAACCGGCGAGAACAACCAGCAGAAAACCTTGTATCGAAGCAATGAAAGCAAAGCTTGACGAGGAGGTAAACAAGATATGAGCCTACTTTCGGATTTGAATGAAGTGTTGGAACCGCTTCATATTCCTATCGAAACCGGTGTGTTCAGCGGTGTACCTCCTGACGAATATCTGGTCTTTATCCCTCTGACGGACATATTTGAAGTCCATGCTGATAATCGCCCCGGCTTTGATATGCAGGAAGTGCGGATATCTCTGTTTTCAAAAGGCAATTACCAGCAGCGGAAAAGGCAGATCACTACGGCTTTGCTGAATGCAGATATTACTGTGACTGAACGACGGTACATCGGACACGAGGACGATACCGGATATCATCATTACGCCATTGATTGTGGCAAGTGTTACAATGTAACACCAAACTATGGATTGGAGGAATAAAATATGGCAACTATCGGTCTTGACAGACTGTACTATTCAAAGATAACCGAAGACACAAACGGTGAAGAAACCTATGCTACACCTTCGGTGCTTGCTAAGGCCATCACTGCCGAGCTTTCAGTGGAACTGGTTGAAGCAATTCTATATGCAGACGACGGTGCCGCAGAAGTTGTAAAAGACTTTAACAGCGGAACGCTCACCCTTGGCGTTGACGACATCGGCCCCACGGCGGCGGCAGATCTGACCGGCTCGTCCACCGATGACAACGGTGTGCTAATCTCTGCCAGCGAAAATGTGGGTACACCCGTTGCTGTGGGTTTCCGAGCACAGAAAGCCAACGGCACATATCGCTACTTTTGGCTCTATCGCGTAAAGTTCGGTCTGCCCGCAACGAACCTTCAGACAAAGGCAGATTCCATCACCTTTTCTACGCCAACCATCGAAGGAACGGTTATGCGAAGGAATAAACTGGACGGCATGGGCAAACACCCGTGGAAAGCGGAGGTCACTGAAGGTGACGCAGGTGTATCTTCCAGCACTATAACCGGTTGGTTGACTGAAGTTTATGAGCCGGTTTAAACGCCGGAACCGTAAGGAGGATGCAGAATGGATAATGAAAGAAGTGCCACAATCAGCATAGGCGACAAAGAGTATGAACTGGTGCTGACCACTCGTGCGATAAAGTCCATTGCCGGCCGTTATGGCGGCCTTGAAAACCTCGGAGAAAAACTGATGAAATCCGAGAACTTCGAGATGGCACTGGACGAGATTGTGTGGCTAATCACGTTGCTGGCAAACCAGTCCGTTTTAATTCGTAACCTTAAGAATAAGAACACGCCCGAGGATTTGCTCACCGAGGAAGAGGTGGAACTCCTCACTTCACCGCTTGACTTGGCGGCATATAAAAACGCAATCACCGAAGCGATGTTCAAAGGCACTAAACGCGACATTGAAAGTGAGGAAGAAAACGTCTCCAAGGGAGAGCCGCATCAAAAAACGTGGAAGTCGGGTAACGGACGCTGAAGTCTTTACCCGGCTTCTTTATTATGGAACAGTTCAGATGGGTATGGATGCAGAGGAATTTTGGCTCATGCCCATCGGACTGTTTTTTGATTTGTGGGCATGCCACAAACAATGGCATGGCATTGAAAAGCCGAAGAAAACCCGGACAATTGATGATGTGATTCCGATGGGTATTTAAAAATGTTGTGGATTGTGACATAATCAATTATTAGCATATAGGCTTGAAAATAGGAAGTCGTCTTTTAGATTGATCAATTGAAGACATAGATAACAATTTAAAAGCATTTGTTATTCCTCACTCATATACCAAACAGACTATCAAGACTATAAATTTTGAATGTTAATATGCGTTGCTTGTAGCAACGGGCAGTTTCCCATACAATAGTGTTAACAACTAAAAGAAATGAGGTTATCACTAATGTTAAACGAAAACATTAAAGCTATCAGAAAATCAAAAGGACTCTCGCAAGAAGAACTTGCTATCAAGCTGAATGTGGTCCGACAAACAATCTCTAAATGGGAGCAAGGCTTGTCGGTTCCTGACTCTGAAATGTTAATCTCCATATCGGAAGTGTTTGAAACACCCGTAAGCACTTTGCTTGGAGAAACTGTTATTGAGTCGAAGGTTGATGACTTAAAAGCGATTTCCGAAAAGCTCGAGATTATTAACTTACAGCTTGCACAAAGGAAGATCGCAAGAAGAAAAATACATAACTGGCTGTTTATCTCATTGTGTGCGGTCATTATAACAATTGCTGCGGTCTTAGTAGCATTACACAGTCCTTACTTAGGTTGGGATTATAGTGCACCTGAAACCACAGTTGTTGGAGTTGCTTTTCACGCATTTGAATGGCTATTTGTCAGAGTATCACCGATCATCCTGATCGGAGCAATCGTTGGAATTTTCTTGACACGGAAGAAAGTATAAAAGGGTACATTTCGCACTTCAAAATTCCAATTTGTGCACCACACTAAAAGAACAAATAGACATTAACTCTAGGAGCAATCAAAAGGTTGCTCCTTTTTCATGCCGTTTTTAAAGAGGAGGTGGTGGCATGGCAGATAATTTCGGTTTAAAAATAGGTGTTGAGGGCGAAAAAGAGTTTAAAAATGCACTCCGTGACATCAACCAGTCCTTCAAAGTCCTCGGCTCAGAAATGGCGCTGGTCACCAGCCAGTTTGATAAAAAAAGTGTCTCCGACACATCAGCTCCCCTAGCCCCTCAATCTTGAGGGGAACTATGGTGTTTCTTTTTTTTACTGTTTGTCTTATAATAACAACATGAACATATTGCAAGAAAT